AACTTAAACAACAATATCCGATGGCAAAGCGTGTTAAAGATGTTAAAGGAATTCACCAAGCACACGTAGCAGGTGCTAAAAAATGTTTTACAAAAATGTTTTGGGTTGTAGATGGTGACGCCCAGATAGTAGACGATTTTAAATTTGATCACGAAGTTAGTAGTTACGATTTAGATTGTGTTCATGTGTGGAGAGCAAGAAATCCTGTTAACGGATTAGAGTATGGATATGGTGGAGTTAAGTTATTACCACGTATGCTTACACTAAAGATGGACACTACAACAAATGATATGACTACTAGTATTAGTGATAAATTTAAAGCAATGCCAGAAGTTAGTAACATTACTGCGTTCAACACAGATCCATTAAGTACATGGCGTGGTGCGTTTAGAGAATGTGCAAAGCTGGCAAGTAAAACAATACAAGGACAACTAGAGGAAGAAACAAATGAACGACTTAAAACTTGGACTACTCATGCTGATGGAATACATAGTAGATATGCGTTACGAGGTGCTAATGCTGGTATGCAGTTTGGCCTTTCTGACGGCGCTGATTTGGGGTTAATAAACGATTTTGAATGGTTAGAACTACAGTATGCAAACGATTCCTTTTAATAACATAACGTCTTTAGGACAAAAAACAATGTTAGACAATCCGTTGTTTAATGTTAGTTGGATACTTGGACGTTTTTGTAATTATAAATGTAGCTACTGTTGGCCTTATGCAAATACAGATAAGCCTGACCATCAAGAATTAAGTTTATATAAAAGTACTATTGATGAAATAAAAAGTCAAGCAAGAGACAATGGGTATACACAATTTCATTTTAGTTTTAGCGGAGGAGAACCAACAGCATATAAAGACTTTGGGGAGCTCATAGAGCATTACTGTAGTGATACAGCACCAGAATATCAAAGTTTACATATGACTACAAATTTATCACCAGGAAGTAAATGGTGGAACAAATGGTTAGAAGCAACTAAAGGATTACAACGTAGAAGTATTACAGCAAGTTTCCATGCAGAGTTTGCAAATGAACAAGAGTTTGGAGACAAGTGTTTACAGCTTATGAAAGAAGGAGTACTAGTAACAATCAATCAAGTTATGGTACCCGATCTATGGAAGGAATATTATGAAAGATCATTACGATTTATTGATAGAGGAATACATGTTACTCTTAAGCCACAAAGCGACCCAACTGCGTCATTTGTGGTCAGTGGTTACACGGAAGAACAAACAAAAATCCTACAAACAGAATCAGAGCAACAAACCGCACAAGTTAGGCTCAAAGCAAATGATGGAATAGAATACGAACTTGACCAAGCAGAAAGATTAAATGCATTTGGCTTTAATAAGTTTAAAGGCTGGACTTGTAACGCAGGATATCAAAGTTGCATCATACGTGGCGATGAAGTTAAAAGAGCTTACAGTTGTAGCGATGAACCTCTAGGTACGCTTAAAGACGGTTTTACGCTGTTTAAGACACCATCTAAGTGTGTAACTGATACGTGTGTTAGTAGTGCAGATAATAAAATACCAAAGGTACAACTATGAAGAAGTTATGGGAACGCTATAAGGCGCATGATAAAAAAGTAAAAGAAGCACAAGCAAACTTTAAAGTTTCTGATATAAAGAACAAATACGTTAGAGCATTGATGTGGATTTTTATGCTTAAATTTGTATGGGATATTACTACATTATTTGAAAAGTATTTGCCTATGCCAACAGTATATAAAATACTAGGATTAGGATGGACAAAGTTAGGCTATTATGTGTTTTGGTTATTATGGTTTATATTCTTAGTAGTAGTATTATACAATGTATTAGGTGAAGAAGCCTTTGATAAGTTAGTTAACGAATTATGAAAATAGATATTAAAGATATTAAGTTTTGGATGGACGCTATTCGTAACAGCGATGACAGAAGCCGTACCTTAGAAAGTTTTTGGGGCGGACAGTTAGAATCTAAAACTTGGTTAGTTGATATTCTACAAGCAAAGGCTAAAACAATTAGTAATGCTAGTGTTGTTATACATGGCGGTTGGAATGGTGTGTTAGCAAATATGTTATTCAATAGTGATATTGGTATTAAACATATTACAAGTGTAGACCTTGATCCTGTTTGTAAAGAAATTGCAAGTACAGTAAACAAGCGTCAAGAGATGGAAGGTATGTTTGAAGCAGTTACAGCAGATATGTGTACTTACGAATATACAACTAGTCCTTATTTTGTTATTAATACAAGTTGCGAACATATTACACAAGAACAATATATGCAATGGTTAAATAATATACCAAAGGGTACAAAGATAATTTTACAATCTAATAACTACACCGAGTTAGAAGAACATGTTAACTGTAGTGAAACGCTTGGCGAGTTTGAAAAGAAATCAAAGTTAAAAATTGAAGTTGCAAAAGAATTAGAATTAACAAAATATAAACGATTTATGATTATAGGAACAAAAGATGTATAACTACGAAGATATTACATCAATACATTTAGAAGTTACAACAAGGTGCCAAGCAAGATGTCCTATGTGTCCAAGAAGGATCAATGGTGGACCTGAACTTGACAGTTTAGATCTTACAGAAATTAGTTACCAACAATTTACAAAATGGTTTCCTGTAAGTTTTGTACAACAATTAAAGTTTCTAAATATGTGTGGTAACTTAGGCGATCCTATTATGGCCAAAGACACACTAGGCATAATGCAATACCTACGTAAGCACAATCCTTTTATGACCTTGCAAATGCACACTAACGGAAGTGCAAGAACTACTGACTGGTTTAAAAGTCTTGCAGATGTAGGAGTAAAAATTGTATTTGGTATTGACGGACTAGGAGATACTCATGCGTTATATAGAATTAGTACAAACTATGAGAAAATTTTAGAAAACGCACAAGCATTTATTGAAGCAGGTGGAGATGCAAGATGGGATATGCTTGTATTCAAACATAACGAACACCAAGTAAGTGCATGTGAACAATTAAGTAAAGACTTAGGCTTTAAAGGATTTAGTATTAAGCATACTACACGTTTTAGAGATGGTAAGTTAGATGTAATTGATGACGACTATAATATTACGCATACACTATTACCATCACAAAAGAGTTTAGAAATGATTGCTCCAGCAGAAAAAGCTAGGAACGAATCTATGCCAACTATTAATTGTAAAGCAGTTCAAGATAAACAAATGTATATTGCCGCAAACGGAAACGTTAGTCCTTGTTGTTGGTTAGATTTAGAATGGTTACCACAACACTCTCATTCAAGAATAGATTACATGACAAAAATTAAAGAATATCCTAATTTACACAATCATTCATTTGAAGAGATTTTTGACAACGGCTTTTTTAACAAGATTAGTAGTTGTTGGACTAGTACTGGACTTAAAGAATGTTCAAAACAATGCGGAACGTTTGATAAACTAAACGCACAGTTTGAAAGGCATGAGCATGAGTAAAACATTTTGTCCTTTACCTTGGATACATTTAGCAACACGACCTAACGGTGACGTTAGAGTTTGTTGTACTGCTAATGCATCAGGTGCAGGGATAGAAGATGACAAAACAGTAGGGCTTGTTAAGAAAGACGGCATTGCTATGAATATGCGTGACCATACTATTGAAGAAGTATGGAATAGTGAGCATATGCGTAACACAAGATTGCAAATGCTAAATGACCAAGTACCTGCAAGTTGTCGTAAATGTTTTGCAGAAGAAGAAAAAGGTATTGTAAGTAAGCGTCAATGGGAAACTAAAGTGTGGGAAAAGCGTTTAGACATTGATAGTATTGTAGAACAAACAGACGCAGACGGTAACTTACCTGTTAACATTCCTTACTTTGATTTACGCCTTGGTAACTTGTGCCAATTAAAGTGCGTAATGTGTAGTCCACATGATTCAAGCAGTTGGATTAAAGAATGGAAACTACAAAAACCTAAATACAAAAACAAAGACTTAATTGCAGAACAAAGTTGGGATCAAGACTTTGATTATACTTGGTACAAGAAAGGATCCTTCCTTGATTCTATGAAAGACCAAGCACAACATATTAAAGAATTGTATTTTGCAGGAGGCGAACCTCTACTAATACCAGAGCATTATGCTATATTAGAGTTTATGGTTGATAACGGATTTAGTAAACATATTTGTATACGTTATAACAGTAATGGATTAGAATTACCTGATAAGTTATTTGCAT